CCTTTGGGTCGTCTGCATAAGTATCAGGGTCAGCAGGGTCTTCGCTTGGCTGTCCCTTATACCATGGTAATCCCTTTATTGTTGTTAGCTCTGTCTCCAGAGCTTTGTTCTTATCGGACAGTTCAGATACTTGCTTATCTGTCTTGTCGGTGTAATCCTTAAGCGCCTTCTCAGCTTCATCTTTCACTTTCGTGACGTCAGCGAGATTCTTCTCAAAGGTAGAAACGTCCTTTTCAAGCTTGACAGCTTTATCGGACATCTCTGTATACTCCTCTTCAGAATATGTCTTGTCCATTTTCTCCTCCTTGTTGAATTGTTTGGCGATATGACCATAACTTGCATTACGGTTAGATTGAATAGGAACCCAGGTAGCTTCTAAGAGCTCACCTTTAGTAAATACGCGCACTTCCTTACCTTTAATCTTGCGCATCTCGTAGTCGGTGACAATCGCGCCGATTGAAATGCCAGGGTTCTCGTCTTTCTCAAGCGCTTCATCCACTTGCGCCTTGATCTGTGCAGCTAGAGGATTGGCCTTCTCAGTGAAGAACCAAGGATTAGCGAACAATGCAGTGCGCATACCTTTCTCTCTACTGCGTAGATTCTTCCAACCACCCACCCAAGATTGCATAGAGTTGTCGTGATTGGCTAGAGCCTTGAGAGATTTATACTTGGCGAATGATTTGACGAGCTCTTTGGCCATCATATCATTATCTCTATCAAGAGAGTCATCAGAAAGTATTGCAGAATATTCACCAGTATCGAAATTCTTCATGACTGGCACCCAAAGTTTGACGGTTTTTTCTTGCATGGTATTCCTTTTTGTTGGATTAAGTATAAAATAACTATGTGATTTATGTGGCCTTACGATATTCTATGCTGCATCTGCAATTCGGATGGGCAAACGGCGGATTCGGCCCTCTTTTGCCAGATTTATCATCAACGAAATCAACATCGAACGGGATGCCTTTTGCAAAATATTTGCTGTGCAGTCGCTCACATATTGGGCTGACATCATTATCACCTACCGAGGCATAAGCTTTATGACCTTCAATGCCTGACTCGACATACCCAGTCAGCTTGCCCTCATTTATGAATCGATTGGACTCTGTTCGTGCTATCCTGACGGCCTGACTCCAACCTGAACCTCTGAATATCTCCTGGATGTTCTTCGTCATCTCAGTCCTGGACTCTTTATTTATTACGTCTTCCTGGACGGACCGAAGGATTTTAATTCTGAGCTCTTGAGAAGCGCCCTTGATTCCGTGCCAGGCTTTGCCATCAGGCAGAGTGTATCCGTTGAGCTGTTGATGTGCTAGGTTCTTGACTTTATCGCCGAACATTCCAGTGAAGCCGATGTCCATGTCCAACTCAGCTTCGGCAGATTCAAGGCCGACAGTCAACCCAGACTTGACGAACATCTTAATCTTACTTATGAAAGGGAGCATATTGACATTGTTCATCAAGACTCGAAGGAACTCGCCGAAGGTCTTATCTATCTGTTCAGCGGATTTCTCGATATGGATATGCTTGAGCGCAGCCACCACCTTCTTTTCCATCTTTATCATGATGCCTTTCATATATTCAGCGTAGTCCTCGGACTCGTCAACTATATCGACATCTTCAGGATCAGCACCCTTCACAACATTACTACGGTTTAATATGGTATGAGTAAAATCGAAGCTGAACTCGTCAGGCTTCAACTTGGTAGCGTTTGAGCAGTAGTTGATTTTGAAGTCATTATAGGCTTCTTCAAACGGCACGTCGTGTTGTTCGGCAAAGGAGTTTATATCTTCAGTGGATACATAAGTATAATAATCCCATTGCTCGTTTGATTTGAATATGAATATGATCCCATCCTGTTCGAGGTAGTGCATGGTAGCATACCTATGTTCTTTGATAGCGAACTCCATCTTCTTCCAAAAGTCGTTAAAATATAGTTGTAACATCTTTATAATAAACTCCTCAACCATCCCGCAATCTTTTTGATAAATGTGACGTCGGTTGATACATCAACAACATCGTCAACATATCCGCCTACGACAAACTTCCCTGAATAAGTGTAACTGTTGCTATCTGTCATGATATAAAGATATTCTGTCTTAATTGTGGCTGGTGTTGTTATTCCTGTAGTTGCCCATCTGAACCATCCTGTAGCTCCAATCTCAGTACAAGCAGCAGCATCAACCGCAACAACACCCCCATCAGACAGATCATATATCGCGATTGTGACAGTCTCTCCAGTAGCGAATGAACCAAGTAATACTGTTGATTCTCCTGTTGCTTCAGTTTGGTATCTCATATTTCTGCCTTCAAATTACTTATCTCTCTGAGGATGATTGTGTCTGACCGTGCTGCACTCATAATATATGATGCTTCAACTGGCACATAACCTTCTTTGAATACAGTCACTTTATGATATGTTGAGTTTGTGGAATCGCTCCATAGCTCCATATTGGTGGTCTTGCTGTTTCCGTATTGATATTTCCAAGTAAGCAACGCACACCCTATATCGTGACAATTAGATAATTTCCCATTACTATCAGTTTTGAATAAGAACTGTTCTTTACCTGCAGACTGTTCAATCAGCACCACTGCATCTTCTAGGGCATTCCCTAATTTGTCTTCAACAGTCAATGTCAAGTCATACACCCATAGAATCATTCCATCATAGTCTACATCGTAGGCTTCTCGGGTGGTGAAGGTGTTGCCTGACCACATTAAGACTCTACCTCCATAAGCTGCTTGAATCGAATCGCTCGCATCATGTTCCCAGGTGCAATCCTTACAGACAACCTGTGGCCCATACTGAACCAGCATACAATTCTTGTTATTTAGATTCTCAAAAGTGCAGTCCTCCAAATATATGAATTGTTGACCGAAGTCGTGTTCATTGTCATAGCCATATGTCCTTAATGTATTCTTACCATCTGCAGCACCCATACCATATATTATCATTTTCCAAGAAGTGGTTGTTCCAAAAGTGCAACCTTTAAGTTTAAATGTCCCCCCACCTGTAGAATATACAGGATAATTTCCTACATTATTGAAGTCTAAGTTTTCAAACGTGACATTCCTCATTCCTCTGAAAGGATAAGGTATTCTAATTGCATACATCGTAAGACCCTTACCATAAGTCTTGTCGAATAGGATGTCTTTAAAGATATGATTACGCACTTTACCTAGTGAGTAAAAATAGAAAGCAAAATAATTGGCTACAGCAGCGGAGCCTATAATCATCTTCTCGAAGTGCCATACATCATTAGTATATGTATCGTTATTTTGGTTCTCATATAAATATATCCTTTGATAGTTCTGCCAGACTGGTTTGTAGGTGTCGTTCCCTAGAACCGTCACTTTCCCGTAGAGATAGACATAATATATTCTTTGTGTTCCTGTGAAGAAGTCGATGGTAGTATCTCCATATTGTAGAAGCTCTCCACCAGCATCAACATAGAATCTGATTTCATTAGCGACATTGTTGCTGAATGCTAAGGTCTCATTCTTAGAATAATCAGCAGAATCACCTATAGTTAATGTTCCTCCATTCCTGATCCTCAGATACCTAGCAACTCCACCTTTGACTGTATAAACATCAGGAGAAGTTCCCGTCTTTTCTATGAAGGTGGTATCGGCGATGTCTGAAGTTATGCTGGCAAGAGTATTACCACTACCCGAAACGTAGATATGATTGCCTGATTTTACTGCGGTCATCTTAACTGTAACTTAATGATGCTCTGTTGTCTGCGATATTGTCGTAGTTGCTATTGCCATCAGCCCATTGAAACACGGGATAAGCTCCAGTCTCATCAATGACTTTGATTCTCCATACTGCAGCACTCGTAGCACTCCCTGGTGCAGCATAACAGAAATAAGTCATATCTGTAGTAGTGTCGTCATCAATGATAAGCGCAGGTACGTCAACAGGAGTTATAACGTCTCCACTGGCATCTACTTGAATCACCCTTTTTGCCAGAGCATCAAAATCGTATTCATCTTGCTTGATACCATCAAGCTTTGCTTGTGTTATTGTTCCTGACATCGTTCATGTGTTTTGAGAAGTATTTCCTAAAATATTTATTGTCCTTTTCCTCATCGGGTTTAGGGGCTTGATTGCCAGGGTCTTTAGGATCCTTCGGGTCTTGATTGCCGATGTTTATAGATTGAGGCGAAACTTGTTTATACGGCTCATCTCCCCATTCAACAGGAAGCTTACCTTTAGATTTCCTATACTCGTTGATTGTAAGAGCACCCTCGCGCAGCTCCACCATATTCTGTTTGTGCTCGATCTTCTCAAGTGTATGGTCTTTAGGTATGAATTTGAATATTACATCAGGCTTTTCAGTCTGCAGTATCTCAGGGATGATGCGATTATTAACAACCTTCTCAATCAGCTTAAGGTATGGTTTGATAGCGTTCTTGACAGTGATTCTTTCCTGGCCTTCAGTATTGCCTTGGCTGACGTTCTCATGGAACCCTGCTTCTACAGGCGATACACCGAACACTGCGAACACTAGCCAATGATACCATTTCTGGCCTTCAAGCCATTCCATGTCGCGATTGTTAGGTTGGAACTGCTGGAACTTACCCTCTACATTGAAGAATAGGAACTTATGAGGTTTGCCTTTGACTTCCTTGTTCCATTCGTTCTTGAACTTTTTCAAAGATTTCTCATCAGCACCAGGCAAGAACATCCCGCCGTCAGCTATGGCATTGTTCTTATAGAAGTCTTTATTCCATCGGGTAGACTGCATCAGTATCTGCAGCACCTGTTGGACGGATTGAACGGGAGAGAAGCCATAAATTGAGTATGACTTCTTGTTAAGATGCATATAATTCATCTCTTCAGGCTCGAACCTGATTGGATTGGTCCTTGGATTCTTGAACGAATATTGATAAAAGCCTTGGACCCTTCGATAGATGTCTATCTGTTTTAAGAATGTGGCTGAGTCTGCAGGTCTTACTTCGAGCAGTTGCCTTTGACCGAGCGGTTTCAATACAAGACGCTTCTCTGAACCTATCACCTTGCCGAGCTCATTCAATACTGGCGCGTCCTTGAAATCGTAGGATCCCATCGAATAGACATTGACCCATGCGCCTGCATCGATCTCACCTAGGTCTGTGATGGCCATACTGGTCAAGTCTTCGATAGATTCGTCCTCGGTGTTCATGCAGTCTAAGAAATCTTTAATCTGTTGAATCTGTGCCTCGCTGCCAGTTTTGCCGTCCTCTTCTCTGTCCATCACTTCCCAATGAATGGTGCTGACCTCTTTTTTGATAGTGTTGAGCACCATCTGAATCCAAGGCGACCTGGCGAACGTCCGAATCTCAGGGATATTAATCAATCTGGGCTGACCGAGCCGAGCGCTGAAATACCACTCAGGAAAGACGGGCTTCTTCACATCTGGAGACATATCACCACTAAACCAAGCCAAGTCCTTTTTCAGAAATTCTTTTATAGAGGTCAGAAATTTCATCTAATCCAGAGAATTGCGCAAGCAAGTATAAAATAACTATCGAAATTTAAAGAAAAATAAAATATTTACTCCAGCTCCTTTTCAGGCATCGGCGCGTTGGTATCGGGTGCATCACCTACAAAGGGATTGTCAAGGTAGCCTTTCTTGTAGATGTTTTCGCGCATGATCGTGGCAGATATCTCCTTGGCAATCTTCTCATGCCTGCCTATGTATTCGCGATACTCAGCGAATCGATGGATGTCGTTCTCCTTAGGAGTCATCGTATCGTCATCTATATAGCTGTCCTGGACCTTCTTCTCTATCTCAACCTTGACTTCAGCAACTAACGCCTTCAGTCTGCTTTCCTGGATGTTCCTGGTCCATTCTTCATGCTTCTCCAGTTTCTTGATGTTCTCTTCGATGTTCGCGATGTTCTCCTGAGTCTTCACGATGTTCATATTGGCAGTCGCTATCTGGTCCCCAAACGTCTTTATATTGTCGTGTTGCTTCTGCAACCCTTTCTTGTCAGACTCTAGACTTTCAATTATATCTTTAGGTGTTAAAG